CTCGGCAGCACCCAGCCTGAAATATCGCCGGAAACAGAAGTGCTGTTCACATAGAAATACACCAACGTGCTCGGCAGCACCCAGCCTGAAATGTCGCCGGAAACCTTATCTTCTCGAATATCTATTTTTGTGATCGAATCCCAGTCACTGCAAACGTACTGGAGTTTTTCACCAACAGTCAAAGATATATTATCTTCTACATCCGAGGTCAAATCCTTGACATATTCATCTTCCACATAGACTTTGATCGTTCCACTTGGAAAGGTGAATAAAGGTGTCACCGTAGCACAATCGGCTGCACCGTATAAAGTTATGGTCGTATCTGCCATTGTTAACTCGCCAACGGTACGGTCGCTGTCCTGTATCTGGTAGTGATAGTCACATTACTTGAGGCCGTCGTGTTATTCCAGTCGTGCATGATTTTGAACTTTCCGATTTGCTGCGGGTCCACCGACCAGACATCGAGCCGCGTAGCATTTTGGGTGAATATCATTTCCCATCCGGCAACAATATCCGCTTGTGCCTGCCACGTGCCGTTGCTGTCTCGGAGAATACCAACCTCAAGACCTCCGGTTGCTTTGGCATGATTGGAATACGTCGCCGCAACAGAGACTTCACAAGCCGCCATGCCATCCAGGTCTATCTCGTCGCTGATTTCAAGAATCGTTCCTCCTGTTGTCAGCAATACCGCTTCGACGCCACACTGTATCCAATCTCCCCAATTATATCCTGTATCTGCGATGTCACACCGCCCTTTCTTGGTTAAGACGCATAATTTCTTTTCTACAAACAAGAGACTTTCTTATTCTTTTAGTTCGCTGTTCTTGAATATGTCGCGTCTTATCACCACTTGGTATTTGCAATATTTTTTCTATTACGGTTAACTGTTCATCCTTTACGTACAATTTACCTTTTAGATATTTGCAAATAATTATTAAAGATTTTCTTTGGTTCACTCTTAAGCAATACCAAGCATTTTTTCTTGGTTTGTGCAGTTCTTTATTGATATGACTAACGATTCCATATTGCACAAAGTATTCTTGTATTTCTTCAAGAACATATCGTGTATTCTGCGAAATACTAAGTCTTGGATGGAAATAGTATTTTTGTGAAGCAATCGTAAACAAACCTTCCCCATCTATAAAACCAGCAATATAATCCCATGTCATATCAGCCATTGTTATGTCTCCCTTGCCTCCAAATTAGACTTTGCAACATCCTCTAAGTCGCTGATGAAGTTATCAATTGCCGATTGTTTGGTTATCGCCGCTTGATGCTGCGCCCAAATATTGTCCAGTACAGCCAGCTTTTGAGCTGCTGAAGATATAATCGCATAAGCAACTGAATAAGTTTTTGGATTGCCTGGGTCAGTATCATCAGTGCGTGTAGCTGTCACTGAAACAGCTTTTGTGGCTACATCCAAAATTGATATTTTTAAATTCCACGAAATTGCCATAACTCACCTTTGAATTTTCATTCTTTGTTTATAAGAAAATCTGGCAATCCGCTAAACATCTGCCGGATACCAGATCCCAATACTTGCAAACTTCGCAACTCGTCTTAGCCTCTTTCGAGAGTTCCCGAGTTAATCAATGACTTAACCAGCCCGTCAATGAGCGGATACCCCTTGACCTGAGTATAGCCGCCCATGTACTCAATGCTCTTTTGAATCGGCCCCACGGTGACGCTCTGGCTCTTTATCGTTCCGGGCTTGGTTATGTCCGCGAACAGCGTATCGCCGCCCACGACACGCAATGCAAGCTCGGCAGCAGCATCCTTGAGACGCTGAGGCATTTGGTTCGATTTCCATTGATAGCCATCGGCATCAATCGCATCCGCACGCGGCCACGCGAGGGCCTGCGTCTCATTTGTGCGAAACGATTTCCATCGCCCGCCATAACGAACATCGAGGTATTGAGTAGCCAGCCGCAACGCCTTTTCCTTGACGGCCTCCGCGGCCGATATCCAGGCCGCCGATGCGCTGTGATTTGTGTTGTAAGTATCGGCATCCGTTACTGACAGATAGCTGTCAGCGTTAGCTATGCCGGTCCCTGTTTCCACCACAAGAGCCATTGGTGATTACTCCTGATCTTAGTTCGCAGGTTTTGATTCCGCCCTGATTTTTGCGATGATATCCGGCTTTTTTGTGAGTTTGCCGAGGTCGATTTTTCTTTCTTTCGCCAGCCTCCTCAAATCTTCGATTGTCCCATCTTCAAGTTTGCCGGTTCCGGGCTCCGCTTTAGCCTTAGCTTCCGCAGCTAATACTTCCGCTTCGGTCTTGAAGCCTTTTGTTCGGTGCACCTCAAGGTCTGAAACATTGATAATGGCTAAGCCTTTCGGGCCTATAACTCTGATTGTTGGTAGAATGCCCATTTTGCAAATCCTCTTGATTAAAGATTTAAGAAAATGCCCGCCCATCATAATGACAGACGGGCATTTCGTCTGTTAATTTACTTGCCTTTATCCGCAGGCTCTGCACGCCAGATTTCCTTCGAGAATCTTGTAGCCATACAAAACATCAAGGGCAACATTCACCTCGGACGAATTGCCGATGTAATACAATCTCGAACGCAAAGACAGGCCGGTCGTAGGATCGGTAATCGTTGCAATCTTAGCGCCAAGCTCGTTGCCCATTTCTGACAACGGGGCCATAGCAAGGGCCGCAAAGTTGCGATGGAAAGCGAGATTGGACGTATGGGTGTCAACTCGAATAGTGACGACGGCCTCGGCGGCAGCAGCAACTTTCAGGGCTGGATATATACCGATAGCTGTAAGAGCATTAGTAGCAACAGTCCCATCTTCCGTGAACACATATCTTTGAGTATGTCCGGCGATGGAAAAACTGTCACCCGCTTTTACCGTCTGGGTATCAGTCAAGTCGTCAATAGTGACCGTAGTGGCCCCTTTAAGCCAGCCGCCTGCAAGAACAGCCCCTGCACCGTCAGCACAAGCCCCGGCCGTATGGCTCGGCGTGTTCTGATTCGCGAAACACTCCATCCCGAATTTTCGGCCGATTGTACCTCTTTGCTGAGTCTCAACGCCCGCAGGACCGGCTCCCTGAAATTCACTAAATGCCGAAAGGCCCATTAGCGCATGAGACAAAGTTCCGTCCATCATGTAGTGCATGTTTGCTTCATCAAAGACCGGCACGTTATTATCAAACATAACCTTGCGCGGTCCTGTTACGTCAGCAATGGTTGGAGTGCCCGACAAGTCGTAATACCAGGGGACGTATTTGTAGAGACTCGCCAGCGCCTGGTCGATGTTGTCGGCTAAGGCATAAGCGGCCGGCTGGATGTGATCTTCAATGATTTTTTCGCCGGTATAAGCAAGCTCCTGGTCGGTAAGCCCGAACTTGACCTCATACCACTGATCGAGTGTGATATCGACATATTCCGTAGCAACTGCCTGAGCGGCGGATGGAGCACTTGCGGCCGTGAATACTGAAGGCCTGCGGATACTTACCGTCTGGCCTTTGCCAAATGTCCTTCTTTCGGCATCGTATCCGCGATGAATTCTGCCGGCAAGACCCAGCGCCTTCTCAAGAGCAATCAATCCCTCTTGAGCGTAGAATATAGGGTCATATTTACCTAATACATTTGTTGCCATTTTTACAGTTCCTTAATACATAATTATTTTTCTGCTATTTGCAGGGTAGTACCTGCCTTTGTTGCCGCTTCTTTGGCGACACGATACTTTTGAGGGTCTTTTGCATCCTCGCGGGCAATGATATGCTGCCCGGAACCTATCTTGACCGGGCTTGCTGGAGTAGCTCCGCTTCCCGATGCGCCCGTACCCTCAAAGAAAGCTGCGAAGGAGTCTATGCCTTTCAGCTCGGCTACATGCTCGTCCACCGTCATCGGCTCTGTAGAGCCGCTTTTGCTCGAATACCTAACATTTCCATTTTCATCCTGCAGCGTTAGGTCTATTGCCCCGCTTTCTGATAGCTCTGCCTTGATAAATGTTTCGAGGTAATATTTGAGATTCTGGTTTGCTTTGTGTTTGAGTAATGCGTCTTTGATAACGTTTGTCTTGGCCAGCCCTAATGCGGCTTTTTTGTATTTCGCGGCCTCTGTTTGCGCGGTTTCAATATCCTTTGTTGCCTTTTCTTTGAAGCTGTTTATCGCAGCCTCTATTTGAGCTTTACTCTTGTCGTCAAGCTTTCCGCTTGCCAGTTCCTCCATTTTCACAAGTGCCTCACGAGCCTTTGCAGGGTCAAGTCCCTCAAATTCCTTGAGCTTCTTCTCCAGACTTTTTTTGACCGTAAGCGTTTTGGACAAAGACGATGTTAGGCCGTCGATGTTCTCCAGTGCAAATCCGCCCACTTTCGGCACATCCAGGATAAACGTTCCGTCCTCCTGTTTTTTGTACTCATCTTTGGGGCTGATAGTTTCTGGTAGAGCGTCAAATGCCTCCTGATCTAATGTTGGTGCCATTGCCATAATTCGACTCCTTTTCGGCGTTCCGCCTTTTAGGGATATTCCTTCCCCGGACTTTCCGTCCTGACTTTTATATTTGCAGCGGGCAACGAGCCCGCCTTAATCTCACGCGGGCAACAAAAAAAGACGGCTGCACAGGAGGTAATAGGCTCCTATACAGCCGTCATCTTCATTCTTGCGTTTCACCTAAGCTGGCCGGCCTCGGCGAAAACCCGCACATTTTATTCAATTGTCTAACCTGCTATTACTCGCCTACCTCAATCTCGGTTGTGGATACGTCAGCAGTTTCAGTGGCATCAGCAGGGCATCTACGACCCATGTGTTCCTCGTCATATCTTGCACCACACTTAGAACACTTAGTAAAGCATAGCCTGCCACTTTGTGCTGTATTCCATTGATGAGCCATTATACGACCACCTCGACTTCTTTTTGCTTTTGACCTTTGCATGGGCCCATAATCTCGTCAATCATCAACATAAGCCGTAAATTACAAATACGGTGATGAATTGCTTTAACGAGAAAACCTAAAATAAAACCGAGACAAAATATCAATATCGTATTTATCATTTCCTTAACCTGCTAACTTTTCAAGTTCCTTTAACGTCAACGGCTTATTCCTTCGGTCGATGAACTCATTTAGCTTTAATTGGCCGGAACGGTCAATTTCCCTTTTTGACCAGCTCTTCTAATTTTTTAAGCGTCAATGGCCTGTCTCTCCTATCAACAAACTCGTTTAATTTTAACTTGCCGGACCTGAAATACTCGGCTCGCTGCATACCGGCGGGACCACCACCGAAAGCGTCTGCCTGAAAAGCCTTTGTTTGCTTAGAGAGCCAATCTGGATATTTCTGAGTTGCCGGCACTTGACCGGTAAGCTTACTCTTTATTTTTTGCTGCTCTTCTTTTGGCAGCTTGCGTATGCGTTTCTTCTCGGTTTTCGTAAGGGCAGACGATGCCCGTGTGCCCGGCGGCAGCTCCTTCAAGGGTATCCCAAGCTCCTTCCATGATTTAAGCACGGGAACTGTCCCACATTTGCATTTGAAATGAAACGTTGGCCTCGGCCCACTATCAAGAGGGAACTGTTTGCCGTCGAGATTACCACATTTTAAGCAAGTGCCTGAGTCCAATGTTGCTATTATCTCCACTCCCTTAACCACATCAGAATTGGCGGCATAAGTCTCGTTTCTTGCCGCATTGGATACATTACCCGTAGCCGTCCTAACAATGGTCTGGATTTCTCGCCTGCTGGCCTCAAGCAAGGCATCGCCATATTTCTCCGCCCGCGTCCCCGCAATCCTTCGGACGATTTTTTCAATCCCTTCCCCTTCGACCATGCCCATTTGGATTGCCTTGTTGACATTGAACGCCGTATCTCTCGACAGTTTGCCGAACCATTCCTTGACCAGCGCCCCCTCCATCGGCTGAGTAGTCACAAGCGACTTGAGCATGACGGCGCTTGGAGCGACAAAATCATAGGCAATCGGCATAACATTCTGCATCGTCTGTATCAGCCAGGCCGATTCTACCTTTGCAAAATCCCTGAGTTGGCCGTACAACTTGGCCTCCATCGCAATGTATTCTTCCCGCACCAATTCTCCGTTGTACTTGAACAGGGCTTGCAGATGCTTAGATGTTCCTGTCATTCTGTGCAGACTCTTTTCGATCTTCGCAACCAGGGCGGGCTCAAGGCTGTTGTTAAACTCCGTCAAAATATCATTGACCACCTGCGTCTTGTACCGCTCCAGATACAGGGCGTGACGTATGGCCCTGTCAGCGATTAGCTCGTTGACGGATGTTGGCAGCTCGGGAAGTTTCGGGAGATTCTTAGCCATTTATTCATCTTCCTCAGAATTATCATCGTCTCGCATCTCATCCAAAACGTCGGCCTTACAACATTCCAAACAACCTATTACCTCTGAATACGTCATGTCCCATTCCTTGCGGCAATAATCAATCGCGGCCTCAATCCTCTTGCAAAAATCTTCGTTGCCTGGACGGTCACTCATTATTCTTCCCACCATTCCTTTTCGTCGGCTTCCTGAGAAGTCATATTGCCGCAATTGCCACATTCAAGATTGTCAAGGTCGCCTATGGCCGGCGCAATAGCGGTTTGCTCAAAACTGCAAATACGACACCGTAAAACAACAACAACCCATTCCTCGCTGAGACCCAAATCTCTCAACTCTTGCGTGACCTCATTCAAGTCGTTAACCATGACATCGCTTAGTGGTCTGTCAACATCTTTGTATGCTTCGATAAGTTCAGTCTTGTCCTTGAAAAGAATCATCTTGCTGCTCTTTCAATTTTGGCACGTTTGGATATATACCCATCATCTTTTCAACATGACAAATCGCATTTTGAATTACCGCAACATAGTCCAAGTCGCGTTCTATGGTGAAAACATCATCACGAATGGGACATTCCCGCTCTATGCCCCCAGCATCAAGGAAACCAAGAACAATACAATCGGCAATATCACGCATCGTAAGACCCTTAACTTCCTGCTTGCCACGTTCGCCTTGGTCTGTGTGGGGCTGACCGTCATAAGGACGATCCCGTTTCAATGATAAAGCACTTGAGCCTTGAATTTCAGTAAATTCCCATTCCAACATTTGATTAAATTCAGAACCGCCTTCTACAACTTCATCTTCTTCCATTATTCTGCTCCCATACCAATCATCCCCAAAGCCGGTCCTTCGGCCTCGATAGCGGCAATTTCCTCGTCTATATCCAGCGTCTCGGAAAGCAGGGCACGTCTCTTGACTTCTCTCAGGAACGTCTGCCTTGAAAGCTCTCCTGCCTGGCGAATCTTAATCAGCTCCGCAACATCCTGCATCGCCCTGACCCATATCGCAAAGTCATTGAAAATATCGACCTTGAAATCTTCCGGCAGCTCAGCACCGATCCATTCGGCGGCCATCTCATAAGCCTGCCTTAGCAGTCTCTCAAGAGACATTACCCACGCCTGGATATCGCAGTTGGCCCTGGACTCGTCTATCGACTGGCCGGTAGCTGTCTGGTTTCCGGTCTTGCGAAGGAACGGTTGCAGGCCCAGCATCATCATTCGTTCCTCAAGCTTCTCTACGTCCTTTGCGCCCGCTTCAATAGCCGTACCTTGAATTTCTGCAAAAAAAACATTGGCTTCGGATTGCGACCTTGTTGATGATATTCTTTGATTTGGACCCAAAGCAATTCTATCAGCTTCCTCTTCTGAGAATCCCAAAGTTACAAGTGTCGCTGCTCTTCCGTAATGCAGAATGTTTCTCTGGTCGCTGTCGCTGCGATAATGGGCCAGGTTCGTCTCTGCCAGCTCCCTCAGCGGCGGTTCGGCAGTCATAAAGCCCGTCTGATTTGCGTACCCGGTTACAAGCGGAATCTTGCCGAGACTGTTAATCCCTTCATTGTCGATTGAATATTCGTCCTTTTCTCCTTCGACATAGAGGCGCCAATTATCGCGTTCGTAAACCCTGATATAGTTGACCTGCTTTTCACCCCAATCGCCAACTTGCTCGGTCTGCGTTTCCGCAATCCTGATTTGTGTCAATACGTCCTTGCCGGTTGCATCTTTCTCTGTTCGCCACCCTATAAGCTGCTCGGGCTTAATGTTTATAAACCTGGGCATTATCCCTGCGGACCTTTCCTCTGCGAGATTTGGCGTAGTCCCATCTTCGGCAACCGTACTTGGATAATCCACGAGAATATGACCGAGCCCGCGATTGACAAATTGAAAGAATATATCCTTAGCCAGTTGCGACAGCGACTTGCCCTGGCCGTCAACGTTGTCCCCTAATCCATCCAGCGGAGTCGGCAGCTCGCCCTGCAGCGTCAACGCCTTACTGAAAGGCTTGCTGCAAATGCTCTTGACCGTATCGCCGTAAGCGCTAAACAGGATCGAGTTGGAAACCCGTGCGCTGTAGTGTTTCGCTTCTTCCTTGTCGAACTTCGGCAGGTATTCAGCCGACCCTGCCCGCATGGCAGCACTGCCGGCAATCAGATCGTCAATCAAAGTCCACTCCGAAGCCATCGCATTGTAAGCACTGCACGGGGTATTTGCCTTCGCCTCATTCGTCTTAGCCATAATTTCTCTCACACCAAAACTTTTTGCATTTCGCGTTCGCTTCTAACTTCGGCAATCACGCCTTCTTTTAACAAATCCAGCAACTTGCCGTCCTGCCTCTGGGCCAGTTGTGTCTCAAGATCTTTCTTGATGTTTTGAGTCAACAGCTTGCTGCCGACTTGTAATTGCGACTCCCTTGTTCTGTTTCTGTTTTTCTGGCCCATTATCCACCCCCTGACCTACTGTAGAATTTTATAATCATTCCGGCAAGAGTAAGAGCGCTTCCTGTTATGCCGCTCATAATCATCAATATCACCGTCACCCATAATGGCATCAGCCTCGGCAGGGCCTTCTCGATCGCAGTGATATGCTCCCACTGGTCGGAGTCGCTTTTCTTTATATTCTCAATCGCCTCTTCAAAACCACTGTGTGCACTGCATTTTTCCATAGCCATATTTTTTATTTCTCCCTGTTTCAACTCGCCTGTCTTACGGTCAGACTGTAAGTTTTGGCCAATACTCTGTAGCGCGTTTCATCCCCGCAATTATGAACAATGGTCCCGTTAGCTAAGACAAAGCAATGGGTTAGATGTGCATCCAAGCAGTAAACGTCTGAAAAACCTGCTTGTTCAACTCGCTTGACGGCCAAGCTTCCCACCACAACGGCAGGAGCAGGTTTTGTTTGTATAATATTTATTAACAATAAAGCGTTTTCCGCATACAACGCATATTCGCTCGATATTATCTGCCCCCGTTTTGCGTCTATATGCAGACCTGCAATTATTCGAGCAATAGAGCGAACGAATGCCCCCAATGAATTCCTTACCGCAATTCCGGCAGTTTTTACTAACCTTCTTACGCAAAGCGGCTGCACAATGTTTATTGTATTGTTCTTTGTGCCAGTTGATTCCTTCTTTGCTTCCATGCCATATCCGTGCCGCTTCACGAGCCTTTGATACATCCTCGTTGCAATCGCCCTGAGCGTGATGCTTTTGAATATGTTTACTCTGTTGAATGAGTTCGAGATTGTCGATGTTGTTGTTTGTTCTGTCACCGTCGATATGGTGGATACTAAATCCTTTTGGGATTGCTCCGCGATGAAATTCCCATACTTTGCGATGAAGTCTGACACCTTTATTCTGGAAGTAGTTTCCGCACAAGTAATATGACTTACCTTGAAATTCTTGTTTGCTTGCTGATATGATTCTGACTTCCATTCTTTAACCTCTTTCCATTGGTTTTCGGCTGTCAATATTTTGTGGTCATCAGTGCATATTATAAATGAATCATCCTCAAAAGTAACGCGAAAAACTTCTGTATTTTTCCTCGTTAATTTACAGTTTTTGTATTCGGTCCAGTAGCCACCCGCCGTCAGAACTAACCCTTCAGTTCCTACTAAATCTTTTATTGGGAAATTCCCTTTTGAGGTTACAATAAGCGTGTCGCCGTGTAGGCAATGGTCCTCTGCGGCGCTATCGACATCATCGGCCTGACGTTTATCTCTCGGAAGGACGGGGAATGTGCGTATAAACTGCCGGCACGTATCGAACACATAGAACCCAGGACCTTCCCTGCTGATAGAGTTTTTTAAACGCACCCTGATAATCTCCCAGCCGTTAATCCTGCTGCCTGGTGACTTGTTTGCCTTTGTCCACCTGATACCCATTCTCTCCATATCGCTTGCGATACAATTTCCGTTCTCAACTGTGAATATCTCGGTATCAGCCGGGCCGGGATTGACATTTCTGCCGAGTGCTCTTTCGTATTCACGTATTTTTCTCGCAATTTCAGTAGGAATTTCACGAGTGCCCTCGTTAGGCTTGCCCGTCCAGCCGTAAATCTCCGCTATGCGAAATAGGTCGCCACGTTGCGTTGCCCTAAGCGAGCCATCGTTTAGCCTGACATCGCATCCGTCGGACTCCGCCCAGAAGCCGACAGAGTAGGGCTTGCTGCTGCCCCGGTCGAAAGAACGGTCGATCTTCCACGTCGCCGGTATCTCAAAGGGCGCAATGATATGCTTTTCGCTGTCCCACACATCGTCAAACATACCGCCGGCGACGATGTCCCAGTCACCTTCGAGCCAGGCCTTACGTTTGGCCCCACTCTGAGCTTGCAGGCTTTTAAGATATCCGGGATCGTTTTCGAGTAAATGGATATTCTCCCAAATCTCACCGTGAATAGTCACCCGCTCCCTGCCCTGCTCATCTTCGATAACCATACCTCGCGGCATGGGTTCAATGAATCTTGCCTTTACCCAATGATGACCAATTCCCCACGGATTGCAGGTCGACCTGTAGTGCCTCGGCATACCGGGACTTGTAGAACGGCAGATTGACATCATGGCAATATATAATTCATCATCAGGCCAGCTTGTCAGTTCTTCCCATCCGATCCAGGGATAGCCGTGGCCGTGATAGCTGTCGTAATCCTCAATCTTTTTAGCTGCCCGGAAAAACAGCTTTTCTCCTGTAGGAAATACCCAGCGATAATCGCCTTTAGATTCAAGGAACTTGGCGCCAGGAAATATTGCCTTGAACCACTTTCGGGACTTCTCCACGAGGTCATCGAACTCTTTGTACTCTCGGCGAAACAATATTCCTTTCCAGTCCGTGCCGAAGCCCTGGCCGACGAATTGGGCGAAGTCCATAAGCAGAGCATCTGTTTTGCCCGGCCCTCTTGTACCTTCGAATAGGCATTCGTAAATCGGGCAGCTTAGAAATAACTCCTGACTTCCGGGATGCACCCGCCATATTACGTTAGGTTTTTTTCTTGTTTCCGTTGCCGTTTCCATTGCAAATCTCATCGTGGTATTGTTTAGACTTCTTCGGCCAGTCCTCCGGATTCATTTCACCCTGTACTATCATAACGCCGCAACCCTCCGGGAAATGATGCGATAGATTCTCTGTAAAATCGGCCTCGGATTTACCGAGCAACTCGGAAGCCCTTAGCCGGTCCCGCATATCGACCTTTTTATTTCTCTGCACGCCAGTCCAAAAGATTTGACGTTCCTGTCTATCTGCGATTGTTTTAGGCCGTATTTCCGTCTCTTGCCGACTTTGGATTTTTTTCAAAATGTAATTTTTTGTCATCAGTGTTCGACAATAACCGTGGGATAATCCTATTTTTTTTGCTGTTTTTTTTATGTTCCCATCATAAGCATCTACGAATCTCTGTTGATTTGCCGTAAGCTTCTTAACTGCCGCATGTTGTTTATATTTTGTTTTACTGTTTGCCATTTGAAATGCCTTTACTTATCTTTGCTCCTTTGGACAAATTATCTCCTGCCCAAAGAGGTTGTAAATTTCCTAACGCCCAACATCTGCAGAATTTGTCTATGTTTGCCGGTCATCACTCAATCGCCCTCCGCAGGCCGAACAGCCTTGTCGTCTGCCATTCTGCGAGGCCATCAATGCACTTTTCCATTTTCTTTTTCTGGAAACGGTTCTCAGGCTTGATTTGCAGAATGATCCCCATCGCCTGACCGGCCAGGTTCTCTACCTGCTCGACCAAACAGATGTTGACATTCGGATTGTCGCCGTTCTCTGCCATACAGCACAGAATAACGGCTGTTGAAGTGATTTTACTTGAATTGCTGAGGTTAAATTGGAGGCATCATGAAAATAAGAAAATCTAAAAAAAGATCGAAAGCTTGAAATAATAATCCAAATCCAATCAAAATTATACCCGTTGTTGTATTCTTGCCGAACAAAAAACCTATCATCATGAGCGTAATACCAATTTTATACAAAAACTGCCGTCTTTCTTTGGATTGCCCACCGTAATGCCTACTCACAATTCACCTTCTCTTTCATTCTGGAATATGACACCAGCAAACAATATCCTGACCAAAAAACACTAAGGCTCCAAATGTAAACCAGGCATAATCTTTTTCATTATTCCAGCCTTCGTCTTGAGCCTTATGGGTAATTTTCCTGTGATCGCCCTCCAGCAACGATGCTCTTGCTTCCAAAGAAATGCCGTGAATCATTTTAGCTATTACGCAATTTACATTATCCTGATCTGTTTCATCGTGCCAGTTGCCTTGACCGTGACGAACTAACACATATTTGCCCTCCGGCGGCAATTCAACATCTGGTTTATGCCAATTCAATGCTTTTTGTATCACGACTCACCTTCTTTCAAATCCATTCTGGATTGTTATTGGCATTTTCTAAAACATGAAAAAGCAATTCGTAAGCCATTTTCGACTTGGTCGCAACTTAGACCCAAGCTACCGAGAACACGAGCAAACTCTGTCATCCCGGCATGAATCTCATCGTCGGACAAGTCGGATGTGTCTAAGCCCCAAAATAACAGCTCTCGGCGTATTCGATTGAGAGCCCTTTGTTTTCTCCAGTTGCCAAAAGCTTGTTTGATTCCGCGCATTTTTCACCTTCTCTTTCTATCCCAATGCAGCCCCCGATTTCTGCTCATATAACCGGCAAGTATTATAATCGGCCTTCGAGATAAAATCCAGGGGTAAAACTTATTATCCGCTGCCGGCCAATACTTAAAAGTGTAAGCGTAGTCACGTATCGGTA